GTGAGCGAGGGAAAACGGAGACAGACAACGGACATGCAGAAACTGGCGAGAAAGCTGCTGCGTCTGACGCTGGGGGAGGACGAGGAACTGCGCCGGGAACTGGAGGCGCGCGGCGTGGAGCCCAATGGGGCCGGCGCGCTGCTGTATGCCCAGTGGAAGAGAGCCGTCAACGGCGATCTGAAGGCGGCCGCCTTCCTCCGGGATCTGGCCGGGACGGAGGAGCCGAAGAAAAAAGCGGCGCCGATCGATCTGCGGTCGATGAGCGACGAGGAGCTGCTGGCGCTGGCCGGGGAGGCGCCGCGATGAAGGCGCTGGCGCCCGAGGCACTCGGGGAGCTGGCGCGGCGGGAGCTGGCCCGGCGGCACTTCAGCGAATATCTGGCCTACGTCCAGGGGCCGGGCTGGAAGCGCACGCGGCTGAGCGAATTCCTCGCCTCGCGGGTGCAGGACTTTCTGGAGCTGCAGAGCGGACACGCCTACGACATTCTGGTGATTGAGACGCCGCCGCAGCACGGAAAGAGCTGCACCGTCACCGAGAGCCTGCCCGCCTGGTATCTCGGCCGCTATCCGGAGCGGCGGGTGATCCTGGCAAGCTATGACAGCGATTTTGCCGAGCGCTTCTGCCGCCGGAACCGGGAGAAGATCCGCGAGTACGGGCCGAGGCTGTTCGGCGTCGGCACGGGCAGCGTGGACCGGGCGCAGGAGCTGGAGCTGTCAAACGCCGGGGGACGGCTGATCAGCCGCGGCATCATGGCCGGTATCACCGGCAATCCGGCCGAGCTGATCCTCATCGACGATCCGGTGAAAAACCGGCAGGAGGCCGACTCCGCCGTCTTCCGCGAAAGACTGTGGGAGGAATGGCAGAACTCGCTGAAATCGCGCCTGGCGGCGGGCGGCAAGGTGATCCTGATCATGACGCCCTGGCACGAGGACGACCTGGCCGCGCGGATCCTGAGAACGGAGGACGACGCCGAGCTGCTGCGCCTGCCGCTGGAGGCGGAAGAGGGCGACCCGATGGGCCGCCGCCCCGGCGAGCCCCTCTGCCCGGAGCTGGGCAAGGACAAAAGCTGGCTGCGGCAGTTCAAGGCCGCCTACCTCGCCGATCCGAAGGGCGGACGGCGCGCCTGGACGGCACTGTACCAGTGCGCGCCGCGCCGGGAGGAGGGCAACCTCATCCGCCGCTGCTGGTGGCGGCGCTACGACCCGGCGGAGATCCCGCGCTTTGCGGCGGAGATCATCAGCGTGGACGCCGCCTTCAAGGGCGGGGAGGACAACGACTTCGTCAGCGTGCAGGTCTGGGGCAAGCTGGGAGAAAACTACTACCTGCGCTATTGCCTCAACCGGCATCTGGACTTTCCCGGCACACTGGCGGCCATCCGCACCGTCGCAAAGCTCTATCCCGCGGCAAGGTGCGTGCTGATCGAGGACAAGGCCAACGGCCCGGCCGTCATCCAGACCCTGCAGCGGGAGATGTTCTGCATCCCGGTCAATCCCCTGGGCGGCAAGCTTGCGCGCGTCAACGCGGTTGCGCCGGCCATCGAGGCGGGACACGTCTTCATCCCGCTGACGGAGAAGGCGGCCTGGGCCGAGGACTTCATCGACCAGTTCACGGCCTTTCCCGCCGGCGCGCACGACGACATGGTGGACGCGGCGACGCAGGCGCTCAGCCGCCTGATCTTCGCCGGCGGGACGCTGCCGCCGCCAAAGGCGCCGTGCGAGCGGCGGGAGGAGCGCGCCTTCAACGACCCGGGCGTGCTGTTTGACCCTTATGGGGTCGATTGAAAACGAGAACGGGCCGTCGGGGGCGCCGGCCCCTACAGGGTCGATGAAATACTCCGAATGAGAAATGACAGGAGGAAAAGCATGACGGAATTTGTATGCGGGCTGATCGGCCTGCTGCTGGGCGCGGCGGTCTTCGCGCTGGGGATCGTCTCCGCGCGCGGGACAGAACACGCACAGACCCCGCCCGCAGCGCCAAATGCGGAGGAGCAGGAGCGGCTGCGGCAGATCGAGGCCGATCAGCGGGCCTTTCGCGCGCTGATGGGCTATAACGCGGACGTGGCCTACGGCACGGACCGCATGAGGGAGGACGGCGTATGAGGCGCGGCGACGAACAGAACCGGGCCTGGACCTATTACGAGCTGGGCCGGGCCTACAACAACTCTCTCACGCCCAACCAGTACCAGCTCGTCAACACGAACATCGAGTTTTTCGCGGGCAACCAGTGGCTGCACATCCCGGAGACGGAGGCCATGAGCCGCCTGGCCAGGCCCACCTTCAACATCATCAAGCGCATCGCCTCGCTGTTTGTGGCCTCGCTGACCTCGTCGGCGGCGACGGTGAGCTTTGAGCCGCTGAGCTACTACGACGGCGAGAACCTGGCCGAGCCCGAGACCAACGCTGCCGTGTACGCCACGGCGGAGGTGCGCAATCTCTTTGAAAAGTTCAAGATGGACTTTCGCGTGCGCGAGGCGCTGCTCGACGGCGCGCAGACCGGCGACTACTGCGCACACTTCTACTGGGACCCGGACGCGCTGCCCTACGGCGGCGCCTTCAACGGCTGCCGGGGCGAGATCAAAATGGAGCTGGTCGACGGCATCAACGTGATGTTCGGCAATCCCAACGTCGCGGACGCGGAGAGCCAGCCCTATATCCTGATCGTCGGGCGCGACACGGTGGAAAACCTGCAGGCCGAGGCGAAAAAATACCGCCGGAAGGGCTGGCACGGGGAGATCCGGCCCGACGCGGACGTTCAGGACCAGGCGGGCGTGGGCGGCAAAACGGAGCTTGCACCCGAGGATGAAAAGACCGGCAAGGCGCTCTATGTGCTGCTGTACACGAAGGTGACGGAGGAGGAGAGCGTCCTCGATCCGGAGGGGCAGGCGAAGACGGAGCTTCTTGGCGGCGAGGACGGCGAGCCCGTCCCCGAGCGCGACGAGCTGGGGCGCGTGAAAACAGGCCCGGCGGGCGAGACGCTCTGGAAGCGCCGGGAGAAAAGGCGCAAGGTGACGCGCGTGCATGTGACGAAGGCTACGAAGGACGGCGTCATCTACGAGGATCTGGATACGGGGCTCAGCCGCTACCCGATCGCCTGGGGCAACTGGGAAAAGCAGAAAAACCAGTACCACGGGCGCGCGCTCGTGACCGGCATCGTGCCGAACCAGATCTTCATCAATTCGATGATGGCGCTGGTGTTTCGCCATCTGCAGCTGCAGAGCTTCCCGAAGACCGTCTACAACGCCGACCTGATCGCCGGCTGGGACAACGAGATTGGCTCGGCCATCGGCGTGCGCAATCTCCCGCCGGAGATGAACCTGCGCGACGTGGCGGCCAGCATCCAGCCGGCGGATATGTCCAATCAGATCATGCTGGCCATCGACAAGGCCCTCAGCTATACGAAGGAATGCCTCGGCGCGACCGACGCACAGATGGGCAACGTCCGCCCGGACAACACCTCGGCGCTGATGGTGCTGCAGTCGAGCTCCGAGGTGCCGCTGGAAAACGTCCGCGCTGGACTGCACGAGTGGCTCGAGCAGATCGGCGCGATCTTGCTGGACATGATGGGCACTTACTACGGGCAGCGCCCGCTGGTGCGCGAGCGCAGCATGGAAGAGCCGCTGCTCGACGAGGCCGGCCGCCCGCAGATCGACCCGCTGAGCGGGCAGATGCGGATGCAGACCGTCACGCGCCGGGTGCTGGAGGATTTTGACTTCAGCCAGTTTAAAAATCTCTGGCTGAACATCGCCGCGGACGTCGGCGCGACCACCTATTACAGCGAGATCGCCATGGTGCAGACCCTCGATAACCTGCGCCGCGACGGCGTGCTGGAGGTGCTGGATTACCTCGAACGCATCCCCGACAAGCTGATCCCGCGCAGACAGGAGCTGATCGAGAGCATTCGTGCGCGCGAGCAGAAGGCCGAGGAAGCGGAGCATCCCGCCGAGGGCCTGCCCGCCATGGGCGGCAGCCTCGACGAGGACAAGCTCTTCGGCGGCCTGACCGGCACGGTGCAGGCGCGCTACGACGCGCTGCCGAAGGTCGCGCAGCGGGCGCTGATCGGCCAGGCGGCGAAATAAAACAGGTTCCTCCATTGCAAAACAGCGTTTTGCAATGGGTTAATCTTTCTCACCATGAAAGGAGATAACGATGAGCGAACAGATCGAACAGATCGGACAGACGGCCGCGCCGGAGGAGGATCTCCTGCTGCCCGAGGGATGGACCGAGGGCGAGGACATCTTTGCCGGAGAGGCGGCGGATGGCGGCGAGGACGGCGACGCCCTCCCGCCGCGGGAAGAGCCGACGGAGACGGCCCCCATCACGGGCGAATCGACGGCGGCGAGCCCTAAACTGCGCTTCACGGCCCGCGTCGACCATGAAGACCGGCAGGTCGAGCTCGACGAGAGCGAGCTGCCGGCGCTGTATCAGAAGGCGCAGGCCACGGAGCGCGCCCAGCGCAGGCTGCGCGAGCTCAGCGAGCTCAAGGAAGCCGACGCGGCGAGGGATCTCGGCGCGGAGGCGGAGGAGCTGCTGCGCGTGTTCCCGGAAATGCAGGGGCGCAGCATCCCCACGGAGGTGGTGCTGGAGAGCCTGCGGGGAAAACGGTCGCTGACGGCGGCCTTTGCCGCCTGGAACGAGCGGCAGCACCGGGAGGCGCTGGAAGCCCTGCGCCGTGAAAACGGCCGCCGTCTGGCCGGACGCCGCGCCGCCGAGCGCGCGCCGGTGCACGGCGTGAGCGGAGGCGGAAGCGCGGATACCAGACCGGGCGACCCCTTCCTCGCGGGCTTCGACGCGGAAATTTAATTGAAAAAGGAGAGATGTGTTCTATGGCAGGCGGAATGAACCTGGCAAGCAGATACCTCAAGCAGGTAGACGAGCGTTTCGCTCAGGAATCTCAGGCCATGCTGGCTCTGAGCAAGGATTATAAGTTCAAGGGCGGCAAGACCTTTATGGTCTACAGCCTCCCCGTCGTTCAGATGAACGACTACACCCGCAGCGGCGACCAGCGCTACGGCGTGCCGGCCGATCTGAGCCGCAGCGTGCAGAATCTGGAGGTCACGCGCGACCGCAGCTTCACCTTCATCATCGACAAGGGCGACAAGCTCCAGTCCGAGATGGTGTCCGACGCCGGCCGCGCCCTGGCGCGCCAGATCCGTGAGGTGGTCGTGCCCGAGTTCGACACCTATGTGTTCAAGACCCTGGCCGACAGCGCCATGGCCGCCGGCAACTACGCCGACAGCGCCATCGACAAGACCAACGCCTATGCCGCCTTCCTCGCCGGCATGGAGAAGCTGGGCGACAACAACGTGCCCTGCAAGGGCCGCGTGGCCTTCTGCAGCTACCGCTACGCCAATCTTCTCAAGCAGGACGCCGCCTTCGTCAAGTACGGCGACGCGTCCCAGGATATGCTCGCGCGCGGCGTGATCGGTGAGGTGGACGGCTGCCGCATCGTCAAGGTGCCTTCCAACCATCTGCCCGCCGGCACGGCCTTCATCATCACCCACGCCGTGGCCGCCGCAGCGCCCCAGCAGCTGGAGGAGTACAAGATCCACGACAACCCTCCCGGCATCTCCGGTTATCTGGTCGAGGGCCGCTTCATCTACGACTGCTTCGTGCTCAACGAGAAGATCAACGCCGTCTATGTGCACGGCGGCCAGGCGGGCATGAAGAGCCTGAGCGTGATCACCTCGGCGAGCGCGCCCGGCAAGAGCCTGCTCTTCGTCAACGGCGCGCTGGAGGGCACCAAGCGCGTCTACGCGATGGCCGCCACCGCGGCCGCCCTGCCCACCGTGACCTACGGCACGGCCGTGAGCGGCAGTGCCTGGACGGAACTGACAGGCGAGAGCGCGGAGCTGACGCCCGCCGCCGGCATGAAGTTCCTGCGTGTGGCCGAGCTTGACGCGGCCAACAAGCCCATCGCCGTCGGCACCACCGTTCTGAACATCGGCTAAGCGGGCGAAACCATGCGGGAGCGGCGGGTGGGATTTTGATGGAGGTGACATGCAATGACCTACGGACAGGTCAAGCGGGCCGCGCTGCGGCTGCTCAACGCCAGCACGATCGCAGGCAGCGAGGTCCCGCTGAGCTATAACGACCAGGCCGATCTGGTGCTGGCCATGCCCTCGCTGGTGGACGACGCCGTGATGCAGATCGCAACGACCGTGAAAAAGATCCCCGCGGCCGTGTGCCTGGACAAGCTGGAACAGGTCGGCGCGGGCGGCGGCACGCTCTATACGCTGCCGGCGGACTGCTGGCGGCTGATGAACGGGGGGCTGCTGCGCGCGGACGGCGAGGGGCGCTGGCACGACTACCGGCTGCTGGGCCGTCAGCTGCTGCTGCCGGGCGACAGACCGGAGCTCTGGGCCGAATACTGGCGCTATCCTGCCTCGGTGGGCAATGAGCCGGACGACGACACACCGCTCGATAACAGCCCCGAGACCCACACGGCCATCCCCTACTTCGTGGCGGGGCAGCTGGTGATGTATGACGACGCCTTCCGGTACGCTGCGCTCCACAATGAGTGGGAAAGCCGCCTGCGCCGCCTGGGCGAGGCCGTGTTTACCGAGCGCAGCCGGGTGCGCGACGCTTACGCGGGCTTCGACTGCGGCGAGCTGTGGTGAGGGAAGGCGATGGAGAGAGGAAATTCCATGGCCCTGCCGGCGGCCAAGGCAGAACGCAGGCTGAACTTTGAGCGGCTCTCCGGCGGACTGAACCTCTGGGAGCTGGATTACCGTCTCCGGCGCAGCGAGAGCCCGGAAATGAAAAACCTGATGTGGCGCGACGGCGCGCTCAACTGCCGCGACGGGCAGGTCTGGCTGGACGAGACCGAGCGCGGCAGCGCATGGGCGATGGCGGACAGGCCCTTCCACGAACGCCTGGTCTTTCACGCGTGCGATAAGCTCTACGCCCGGCATCTGCGGGAGAAGACGACGGAGCTGCTGCTCGAAAACCTGCCGCGCAGCGCCGGCTGCTTCTTCCGCTACAACGAGGCGCTTTACTATAAGACCCGCGGCGCGTATATCCGCATCTCCTTCGACGCGCAGACGGACGCGCTGCAGGCGGAGGCGGTGGCGGCCTACACGCCGGTGACACTCATCAACGCCGATCCCGACAGCGGCGCGGGCGATCTCTACCAGCCGGAAAACCGCCTGAGCGCGGAAAAGACCGTCTGGTTCAACGCCAAAAGCGGCGTGACGGTCTATCATCTGCCGGTGGGCGGGATCGACGCTGTGACGAAGGTGACGGTCGACGGCGCGGAGCTGGACAGCAGCGCCTACACCGTGGACGCCGCGGCAGGGACCGTGACTTTTCAGAGCGCGCCGCCGGTCACGAACCCGCCGGCGAACAACACGGTGCGCATCACCTACGCCAAGGCCAATCCCGAGGCCTACGCCAGCGTGATGGACTGCCGCTGCGCGGCCGTCTGCGGCGGCACCGGCGCGCTGTGCGTGGTTCTGGCCGGAAGCGAGGCGCAGCCCAACGCCTATTTCTGGAACGGCAGCCATATCGCGATGGATCCGGGCTATTTCCCGATGCCGCAATATCAGTTGGCCGGCGACAGCAGCGATCCGATCACGGCCTTCGGCAAGCAGCAGAGCTATCTGATCGTGCTGAAGGAGCACTCGATCGGCCGAACGGCGGTCTCCGAGACGAAGCTCGACGGGCGTGCGACGCTGGACATGCCCTTTGTGCCCATCAACAGCGAGCTCGGCTGCGACCGGCCGGGGACGCTGTGCCTGGTGGAAAACAACCTCGTCTGGGCGCACAGCCGCCACGGCGTGCTGCGCCTGCGCGACACGAGCGCGGCCTATGAGAACAACGTCGTCTGCATCTCCCGCAAAGTGAACGGCGGCGGCGCGGTGAAGGGGCTGCTGGAGGATCTGAAGGAGGGCCCTGCCTGCGCCTGTGACGACGGACACCGCTATCTGCTCGCAGCATCCGGCCATGCCTGGGTCTGGGACTATGAGCTGTCGGAGCCGGGGGATCCCGCCTGGTTTTACTGGACGGAGATCGGCGCCCGTGCCTTCGCCGTGGACGGCGAGCGGGTCTGCCACCTGGATGAAAAGGGGCGGCTGAGCGCCTTTGAGCGGGTCTACGCCGATTACGGGCGCGCCATCGAGAAGGTGTATCGCTTTGCGACCGAGCACTTCGGCGGCTACGACCGGCTGAAAAACGTCAATTCCGTGGTGCTGGTGATGCGCTCGGACACCAACGCCACCGCCTCGCTGAGCTATATCACCGACCACGAACGGCGCGAAGACCGCAGCGAGCTGCGCGCCTGGAGCTGGATGCTCTCACCGCGGAATCTGTCGTTCCGCTCGCTGCGCGGGCGCGGCTTTGCCTCAGTCTTCCGGCGCAGCTGCCGCTGCCGGGGCGTGAGGCACTTTGCGATGCGCCTGTCGAACGACCGGGTCGGGCAGGATCTGTCGGTCGTGTCGGCGCAGGTGTTCTATCATTACCAAGGGAGGCAGAGATAATGGCTCTGAGTACTTTTGAATACAGCAAAAGCTGGCGCAGCGCGCAGGATTTCCCCAGCTATGAGGAGAACGAGGAGCGCGTGCGCGACGATATGCAGTGCCTCTTCGACGAGGTGCGCGACGCGCTCAACCGCCTGGTGGGCGAGCTGAAGGCCGAAAACCTGCCCTTCGCGCCGACAGCGGAGATCGACGCGTCCACGCTGCAGAATGCCCTGGAGCTGCTGCAGGCGCAGATCAGCGGCGCGGCCATCGGCCAGCTGCCCAACGCCTCGGTGACCACGGAGAAGCTGGCGGAGCTCGCGGTGACGGGCGCAAAGCTGGCGGAGCTCGCGGTCACGAGCGCAAAGCTCGCTCACGGCGCGGTGACGGAGGAAAAAATCGCGGCGGCCGCCGTGAGCGAAGCGAAGCTCGCCGACGGGGCGGTCACGGCGGGAAAACTGGCCGACGGCGCCGTCAGCGCGGCAAAGCTCGCCGCGGGCCTGCTCGACGGCAAGGCCGATCTGGAGGGCGGCAAGGTCAGAGCCTCGCAGCTCAGCCTGGAGCGTGTCGGCGTCGGAAGCTCCCGCGCACTTGCAATGGCCGACGAGGGAAAGCTGCTCAGCTGCTCGAGCGACAGCGCAATCAGCCTCACCGTGCCGAAAAACTCCGACGTCGCTTTCCCGGTCGGCACGGAGATCACGGTCTTTCGCGCGGGCAGCGGCGGCGTGACGATCGCAGCGGCGGAGGGCGTGACGATCTGTGCGCCCGGCGCTGCCCGGGCGATCGGCGCGCGCTACAGCGCGGTGCGCCTGAAGAAATGGGACGCCAATACCTGGACGCTGGAGGGCGAGGGCTTGGCCCCCGCGGGCTATCTGGATAACTTTTCCGCGGGCCTGGCGCCCGCCGGAGCGATCCGTCTGACACAGGGCGTGCATATCTTCGCCTCGGAGGCGCAGCTGCCGAGTCCGGGCGTTGCGGGCAGGATCTTCCTGGTCGCGGCGGAATGAGAGGAGCGGGACAATGGCGATCTACTATGTGCCGGGCGAAGCGGGCTGGAACGACAACGGGACGCTCGGCTCCGTCGCCCAGCTGCGGCTGAAGCTGGAGACAAGCTATCACGCGGCCGCCAACCGCAGTACGCTGACGGTCACGATGCAGGCCCGCGCGCCCAGATATGCCGGCCGCTTCCAGCTGCTCAACAACGCGCTCGTCGAGCTCAACGGCAGCACGCTCTTCAGCGGCGGCGGGAGCGCTTCGTTCGATTACTATGTCGATTTCGGCGCTGACAGCGCCTGGCACGATCTGACCGTCGGGTCGAGCGGCCAGACCTGCCGCTGGACGGCGACCGTGGATCACGCCGCCGACGGCAGGGCGACGGCGGCCTTCAGCGTGACGGCGAGGCTGTACTACAGCGAAAGCTATTTCATGACCTTCTACGGCCTGAGCGGCTCGCAGACGCTGGATGAGACGAGAACGTTCAGCCTGTCGATCAGCGCCGGGACGGGCAGCACGGTCACGGTGCTGCGAAACGGTTCGGCGCTTTCCAACGGCGCGACGCTGACTTACGGCGACCGGCTGACGGTGAATTTCGCGGCGCAGAGCGGTTATACGCTGCTGACACACACGCTCAACGGCGCAAGCTTTTCGAGCGGCGGCACGCATACCGTGACCGGCGCGGTCACGGTCGCCGCGACGGCGGTCCGAAAGACCTATACGCTGACCGTCAGCGCCGGGACGGGCAGCACGGTCACGGTGCTGCGAAACGGGACGGCGCTCCCTGACGGCGCCGTCATCACGCACGGCGACACGCTGACGGTCCGCTTCGCGGCGCAGGCAGGCTATGAGCTGCTGACGCACACGCTCAACGGCGCGAGCTTCCCGAGCGGAGGCACGCACACGGTCAGCGGCGCGGTCGCGGTCGCCGCCACCGCCCGCCGCCTGGGCATCCTGCGCCTGGATACCGGCAGCGCGGTCCGGCGATACCGGCTGCTGCTGGATACCGGCAGCGCGATCGTGCCGGTGCGGATCTTTCTCGATCGCGGCGACAGGATCAGCGAGGCCGGAATATGATGGAGCAGGGATTGCAGAACGGAAGGGAGACGCCTATGACGAGACAGGAAACGATCAATAAGGCGGTGGACTGGGCGCTCGCCATGGCGCGGGACGCCCGGCACGGCTACGACCAGGAAAAACGCTGGGGGCCGGATTACGACTGCTCCAGCTTCGTCATCACCGCCTGGCAGCAGGCGGGCGTGCCGGTGAGGACATCCGGCGCGAGCTATACGGGCAATATGCTGCCCGCCTTCCTGCGCTGCGGCTTCCGCGATGTGACCAAACAGGTCAATCTGGCGACCGGCAAGGGCCTGCGCAAGGGCGACGTGCTGCTCAACACCGCGCATCACGCCGAGCTGTACGTCGGCGACGGACAGTGCGTCAAGGCCGGCAGCAACGAGCACGGCGGCGCGACCGGCGGCCAGACCGGCGACCAGAACGGCCGCGAGATCTGCGTGAGCAGCTACTACAACTTCCCCTGGGATCACGTGCTGCGCTATATGGGCGGGGAAACGAACACCTCATCCGGCGCTGCGGCGCCACCTTCCCCTCAAGGGGAAGGCAAGGGGAGCGCGGACGGCATCGTGCTGCCGATGCTGCGGCACGGCAGCCGCGGGGAGAGCGTGAAGGCCATGCAGGCCGTGCTGATCGCCGACGGCTTTGACTGCGGCCCGGAAGGCGCGGATGGGGACTTCGGCCCCGCCACAGAGGCGGCGCTGCGGCGCTATCAGGCGGAAAACGGCCTGGAGGCGGACGGCGTGTGCGGCCCCCTGAGCTGGAGAAAGCTGCTGGGGGTGAGCGGATGAACGAGCTGCAGGCCCTGAGCGAGCGGGTGCATGCGCTGGAGGAGCGGATGGCCAGAAAGGACACGGAGTTCGCGGTGATCAATACGAAGCTGTCCGCCATCCTCTGGGGCGTGGGCGTGATCGGCACGGCGCTGGTGGGCGTGCTGGTGAAGATGCTGTTCGGCGCATAAGGAGGGTATATGGTTAACTGGAAGAGAAAACTGACGAGCCGCAAGCTGTGGCTGGCCGTCGCGGCCTTTGTCAGCGGCTTGATCGTCGCTTTCGGCGGCGCGGAAACTGCGGCAAACACCGTCGCCGGCGTCATTCTGCAGGGCGCGGCGGTGCTGGGTTATCTGCTGGCCGAGGGACTGACGGACGCGGCCGCCGCCGCAAAGGACGAAAGATAAAAAAGAGCCCGGTATGTTGGGCTCTTTTCAAAGGAGGACGCCATGGCGAAGGACGAGAAACAGAAGGAAAAGCAGAGCGCTTCGGGCAGCGCGAGCGTGCGCGTGACGCAGGAGAGCGCGCCGGCGGACAAGCCGGACATCGACCCCATCCCGGACGTGGATATCGACGAGGAGCGCAGGCTCCTGGCCGAACAGGGTGCGGCCGCGCGCGAGCAGGCCGAGCAGCGGATCGACAACGAGGTGGAGCAGGGCGTGGAGGCGCTGCGGCGCGCCGAGGAGGACGCGCAGCCCGGCTTCCAGAGCCTGCGCGATCAGATCGCGATCGACGAACGGCAGGCGCTGGACAGCCAGGCGCTCTATGCCGAGATGCGCGGCGACCGCGGCGGCATCGGCCAGGCGCAGTTCGCCTCCATCCAGAACACCGCCGCCGTCAACCGCCGCCAGGTCGGGCTGGAGCAGCAGCGCCTGGCCGCCGAGACGGCGCGGCAGATCGAGGATTTGCGCCGGCAGGGCGAATTCCGCAAGGCGGACATGATCCTGGAGCTGACGCAGAAGCAGCTGTCGGAGCTGATGGAGCTGGAGCGCTGGGCGAAGGAGAAAAATCTGTCCGTCGCGCAGTTCAATACGGAGCTGGCCCGCTGGGAGGCGGAATACGCCTGGAAGATGAAGCGCTTCGGCATCGAGACGGAGCTGAATCTGGCGCAGCTGTCGGGCCTGATGCCGGACGGGACGCCGACCTTTGCCGCACGGCAGGCCGAGCGAAGCCGGCTCGCCGCCGCGGCGAAGATGCTACTGGAGGCGGGGCTCGCGCTCACGCCGGAGCAGCTGGAGGCCCTCGGCTGGACCGAGGGGCAGTACGAGGCCTATATCGATCAAAACAGCAGCGGCGGCGGGAGCGGGGCGGCTCCGAAGCCCGGCGTGCCCTTCCAGCTGCTGGCCTCCTGGGCCTCCGCGCTGCGGGGCAGCGAGAAGCCGGAGAAGGCCTATGCGAAGATCAAATCCTCGCCCATGTACGCACAGATGAGCGAGGCGCAGCAGCGCTGGATCAGCGGCATCCTGCGAGAGCGCGGGATCGGCTGA